AGATTCTGCATTGCGTCAAGATGGAATTGGAGCGCCAGCAAGCACAGGAGACCAAGGCATGAAGAAGCAGATTCACATCAGCATCGACACGTTGATGCACAAGTGGCCAGTGTTTGGCATTGGCTTTTCTGGTGGCGAGTTCTTTGTCTCGCTGTGGCTGGTAGACATTCGTATCTGGAGAGGTTATTGATGCGAAAGCGCAAGCCACAGCCAAGGCCAAGGCACTACACCATCCTCGACGAGATGATGGCCAGTCCGACCGAGCCGTTGCCTGAGAAGTTTCGCACGCACCAGCTCACCATGATGTACCAAGGCCTGCATGCAATGGAGACCGCGCCAGCGCCCACCACGGACGACTGGCGTGTGGTTTCCGATGCGATCAACCTCATGGAGACGCTGGTGGTCGAGATGAAAGTCTGCGAGGACTCCAGTGGCTTGCTGATGGATGCCATCACCGCTTTGGCGCTCGCTGGCAAGCGAAACAGGGCTGGTGGCACCATTCGTATGGATGGGACAGGAATTCAGGCTGTACGCTCGATTCTGAGCGACTATGCCGAGCTTCTGAACATGTTGCCTGCTCGCACCATGTATCGATGCCACCGGCTGACTGAAAAACGACTGCATGATCTGCTCAATGGCAAGCGCAGGCCACATGATGTAGAAATAACCTCAATATAAGGGTTTATCCTAATGAATAAATGTGTGAGATTGTGGGAAATCGAGTTATACTGGAGGCCTACCAACCAACAACCAGCAAGGAGCTGACCGTGAACAAAACTTATACCGCTTATGTCGCATCTGATCTTTTCAACGCAGGATACTCATGCGATGGTCATCCATTCATCGCAGAACAGTATTACGTCATCATCGAAAACGCAGCTGGTCGTCGCTTTCGTCACACAGCAATCTTCAATGGCACTCAGGAAGTTGTTTGCGAAGAGTCTGGCGATTCTTATTTTCCCGATCTGCGTCAAGAAGCATCGGCCAAAGCTGAGCGCTTGGCCGCACGTGTTAATGCCGCCCTTCAGTCTGATCAATTCTTGTCTCCAACATTTTGGGAAGAAATCGATCCTGCTTACGGTTCTGACGAATATGTTTATCAAGGCACAGAAGCCAAGCGCTTGTTTGCTGAGAAAGCCGCAGCCTAATCAACCAAAGGGGCTTCGGCTCCATCACTCAAAGGAGAACATCATGAAAAACTCAAACTTTCAAACACCACGTAATTTTGCAGACTGCACATGGGTGCAGGGCTATGGCCGCACAGAGCCGCTTTGGGAGCGCGTGGCTGGCTATGTCTTGGCCTTTGCCATTGGCGTTGGCCTGGCTGTCACTTTGGTGGCTTGGTGGTCATCATGACTAAAGATGAAGCATTACGCCTTGCATTGGAGGCGCTGAAAACAATTGATGAGGCAATGCCATTCCCTGTGGCTAAGTTGGCAATCAAAGAATGTAAAGCCGCACTAGAAGCGAAGGATGAGCCTGTGGCGTGGATGCGTACAAGTGGAACTGGGTCGCCTGTTGTGACAGAAGAATTGTTGGTTGCGATGCCAGAGATGCGATGGAATTTTCAACAGCCCCTCTACACCACCCCACCACAGCGCACATGGGTAGGGCTGACGGATGAAGAAATGAAAGATGCGCTTATCTCCGTTGACCCTGCGACCAAGCGCTTGCCCATCGGTTTCGCCCGTTTTGGCCGCGCCATCGAAGCCAAGCTGTGCGAGAAGAATGCCGCCTAGCGCTTTCCAGACCTCTGCCTGGCATTGGTATCAGCCTGCCACTGATCGCGGCACTCAGGGCCGCAGAAGCGCCTGTCAGCGGCCACAGGCTCTTCGCAGTAGTGGCACAGGCCAGTTGGCTCAAGTCGCTGGTGCGGCTGCCTGGCGCTGGTCAGGCAGGCCTCGCGCTCTTGTTCTTCTCGGATGGTGGCTTGGTCGGAAACGTCGGTCATAAAAAAGACCCGGCACAGAGGCCGGGCAAGGCGGCCGAAGCCGCTGGAGACAACTGCTAAGCCTTGCCCTTGATGCGCTCGAAAGTGCGAAGGCCACCCAAGCCTAACATGCCGGTCAGCAAGACCATCAGGGTATCGTTGTCGATCGGTGGCAAAGGCGGCACGGAGCCACCAAAAACGGCAACCAGCCACGGCAAAACAGGTTGCAGGAGGAACTGGTACACCAGGCCGAAAACACATGCCCAGCCGGTCGCTGGACGCCATCCGCCACGGAACATGTCGGTGCCTGCCTCGACCTTGTTGACCTCAATCTGGCCAAGCGCCATTTTGGTCTCTGCATCCAAGACGGCCAGCTCGCCTTTCTGTGCCAGCTCCATGAGCTTGATCTTGGCCTCTGCGCTGGCCTGCGGGTCGGGAAGCACCTTCTCGAGGACGGTGCCAATCACGGGGATGAGTGCTTGCCAGATCATGGGTATTTCCTCCGGTCGAGCTCAAAGTGTGGGCCGTCTTTGAACGTGCGCCAGTCACCACCCCAGACGATGGCCACATCCAGCTCCTTGGCTGCTTCTTTCATGGCCGCTGCGATCTTGTGATACAGGGGCCAGTCCCAGCGCACCTCACCATCCACCCATGCCCCAAGATCGACCGCATGGCCGGTGATGTGGCGCGAGTTCAGTGTCTGGCTTGCGCCTGCCTCCATGAGCGTTTTCTGGCGCTCAGGAGTGCGCAGGCCTTCCAGCACGGTGAAGTCGATCGTCGTGATCTCGATGGCACGCTCGACGACTTTCACCAGGTCTTCGTGCACGCCCTTGAGCCGCTGCACAGATCGAGGCCCGAGCTTGTACATGGTCAGCTGCCCTTCCAGTGGCTTGTCAGGAATCCAATGAAGCCAGACACGCCGGAAGCGACAGCCATGCCAAACCACAAGCCACCCTTGCCTTTGTTGGCCAAGGCCAGCAGCTCTTCGATCTGGCGCTCCATCTTGTCAACTTTGCGATCCATGTCCTGCACGCGCTGCCACAGAACTCCATACTTCACGAGGTCAATGCCGCCGTCCTTCTCTTCAGCCATGTCAGGACACTCCATCGATTACAAGCCCTGGCCGGGCGTGACGTAGACGGTGGTCGCTGCAGCTGCAAGACCGCTAAAGAAGGTGTCCTTGTTGAATCGCAAGATCTCAACAGCGCCAGGCATCAGCACGATGGCGTCTGTTGGCGACCCGGCTGTTGGTGCCACCGAAGCAGCCTGGGCCAGCGCAGCGGTCGGGCCAGTGCCCAAGAACACGGTGTTCGGGCCTGCGTTCACAAAGCGGTATTGGCCTGTGTTCTGAGGATTGAACTTCTCGTAGACGGGAGCCTGCACGCCGGTGGGCGCAGTGCCAGCAGCGGCAATAGCAACTGTCTTGCCAAGGGGTGTGAATGCGATTTGCGAGTTGGTGCTCATGATCGCTCCTTAGGCAGTCTGAGCGGCTTTGTATGCGGCCACAACTTCAGCAGTGTGTGTTGCAGCACAGATGGCTTGCACACGGGCATCTTCGGCGCTGTAATCATCGCCGGGGGCGACAACGTGGCGATGGAATGTGCCGCTAATTTGCTTGCCATCTTCCATGATGCGGGTGGCTGTGCGAACTTGCACGGAACCGTTTTCGAGAACTTCGATGCGGTCAACTACGGTTACTTTTTCGAGAGCCATTTTGATACTCCAATCAAAATCAAATTCCAGTGATCCGCACTGGCACGGTGTTAATTCAATGCAGTGTATGTAAACGTCACGAAAGCAGAGAAGCTGCCAGACACATCCGCACAATCCAGTTCCAAAATAGCTGCGCCAGTTCGTGTTTGATTGATGATGAATGCAGATTCTGTGCTGCTGGTGGTTGACCCAATCGTCAACGATCTTGTTGACGCATTCAACGTGGCACTAGCCAGAGCGACAGAACCTGTGATGAATTCACCGGCATCTTTGGCAAATGGAAGGCCACCAAACTTCAAAACTCCGGTTCCTGCGCTGTTGATGGTAATGGACATACCAGCAGTCACGGTAACCTGTTGGCCAATTCGCGTGTATTTTGCCGATGTTGTGCTTACCGTATAGCTGCCAGCAGTCGTGCCACCGACAAGCGTGGGTGTCCATGTGCCTTCTTCGTAGGCATCCAACACTTCAGGGTTTGTGCTTGCAACACCGTTCGGATTAACACCATACGGCAACTGCGCTGGAACATCGGTGCTAAGTATCAGATTGCTAGTGCCAAGGTCAGATACTTGTGTCGCAACGCTTGTGATGAACGGAGAATAAACGCTGTTACCAAGGGCGTTTGCAGAAAACAAAAATCCAGTACCGCCGTTTTCGAGATAGGCACCAAAAATCTGGTTTTGAACGCAGTTAATGGATGTGTCAGCCTCAAACTTGAAAGACGTTCCTAACGATCCAACGCTTTCGCAGGTCGGATTAAAAAACGTATTGCCATTGCCCTTGATGATGTAACCTTGGGCGCATTGACCAACTCGGCCACCATAAAAGGTGTTGGCGTTTGGCGCACGATAAAGTGGGGCGGCAGCCACAAACGAAATACCGGTGTGGTCTGTCGCCGATGATTGACTTTGTACGCCGCAGTTGAAAAACTGGTTGTAGTACGGCCCTGTTCCGTTGGCCTCGTCACCCACAAGAGTAAAGCCACGAGCGCTTGTAGCGGCAGCGTACAGCACCACAGACAGATTTTCCAAAACGCTGTACGAAGTGCGCATACGGAAACCCGTACCCGATGCGGCTGCACGAACGCGAACGGTGATGTTTGAAATCCGGCAGCTTACGGGGTAAGTCGTACCGCCAACTGGAACAAAGTCAAATGCCACACCGCTGCCGTAATAGTCCAGTTCACATCCGCGACCATCAACCACCGTGCTGTGCGCTTTGATTTGGACGGTGCTGTTGATGCGATACGACTTGGTGCTGAACACAACAGCGCGGCCACCTTGAGCATTTGCCGCATCAATAGCCGCTTGAATGAATGTGGTGCAATCGGTAGTTGCGGTATCTGTCCCTGCGGGGATGTATTCGTCTACGTTGATCGGCGCACCGGCGATCATGGAGTACGTTGCTTTTGTCAGCGCCATGATTTTTCCTTAGACGAAGTACGAGAATGTTACAGAAACTGCCGCGCCGTCAGCAATATCAGTGACCAAAACATCGTATGCAGAAGTCGCAGACCTAAGACCCGCAAGAGCAAAATCAGAACTGGAACCAGAAGTCCATGCTTGCACGGCGGCGCTGATTACGTTTGCACCAAAAGTGACATTGCTGGTCATAACGGAACCGTTCATAAACTGAGCGCTTGATTTTGCAAAAGGCAAACCGCCAAATTTAGCGCCGCCAGTTCCGGCGGAAGTTACGGTAACAGTTCCTCGCATTGTCACAGTGACTTGCCGCCCAATCTTTGTGTAGTAGGCGCTGGTGGTGGTAATTGTGTAGCTGCCAGCCGTAGTGCCACCTGCCAATGTAGGCGTCCAAGTGCCTTCCTCATAGTCGTTGAGCAACTCGCTGGTCATGCCAGCTGGGTTTGGGTTGGCAGAAAAGTCAATGCCGTTGCCTGCTGTGCCGATGACGAGATTGCCATTGACGATGGTCTGATCGCCTGTGCGTGTTGATGGGAATCCAACTGTTTTTAGCATTTCGGTCTCCTTAAACCAAGAATTCGATAATCGAGTTGACGGGTGGCGCTTCGGAGAACGTCACGTTACCGCTGGCCACTGTGTAGGTGTTCTGATTCTGGTAGACGCCATTGATGAAGATGGCGCGAGGCACAGATGAGACCGCAAAGATGGTTTGCACGCCGTTGCCTGTTGCGTTGGACGCAACAAAGCCATCGCCAGAGAGGTTGCCATTCAGTGAGGTGTAGACCAGGCTGCCTTTGCTGTCCAGCACCTGGATGCTGTAGTCGCTGCCCACGTAAAAGCGTGCAGGCGTGCCCTGATACACCGGGTAGCCGTTGAGCGTGCGGATGGGCAAAGCTGCTGGGATGGTTTGTGCAGAATCCCAATAGACCGCGATGGGGTTAACCTGGGGGTTCAGGTTGACCGTGCCGATCCAGATGTAACCATTCTCCAACGGCTGACCGTCAGAGCCAGCAAACGCTGGGTATGGCGGTTGAATTTCAATCGTGGACATTACTGGTTCTCCTGGTCGAATTGCTCCTGGGCCTGCAGCGATTGAACGATGAATTTCTCACGCGCACTCATTTCGCGTGGGAGCTTCACCGCATCGGCAAACTTCTGGAAAGATTGTGACATTAAGACAGCCTTTACGGTAGCCTTGGAAGGTTGGTTGCCTGTGGAAACTGTCTCGACAGCTAGGCGTTGAAACTCAGGCGACGAGATCAGCTCATCGGCCGCCTTAAGTGCACTTGGCTTGCTTTTTGTGAGTGCTGCAGTCAGACCAGATGCAATGCCAGCACCAGGCAGTCCAACAGCCGATGTTGCTGCCTCAATTGGCAGGCCGACTGCAGCACGCTTGGCCACGCCGTAGATGTTGGTCAGCAGGTTGTCAGCGCCCTGCAGCTCCTGCTGGACGGCCTGGATGCGGCCTGTGGTGATGCGCTCACGGGTGGCCTTGCTGACGTTGCTGGCCACACGGTACAGGTCGGACAGCTGCTTACGTGCAGGCTGCGGCAGGTTGGCCATCAGCGCGGCATAGGCTTGCTTGTTGGCCAGCAGACCTTCATACCACTTGGCGTAGGTGTTGAAGTTCAGAGCGCCGTTCTGGGTGGCCTTGCCGAAGGCGGTGTTCAGAGCCGAGGCCGTGACCATCTGGCGCATGTCCTTTGGAATGGCTGTCAGAATCTTGGCCAGCTTGTCGGCATCGCCCTTGGTCAGCGACATGGTGGCCGATTCCAGCTTGCCAACCAGGCTCTGATCGAGCTGGCGGCCGAACAGGGACACCATATCATCCTCAAAGCCTTTTCGAACGAGCACCAGGCTGTTGGCCAGCTGGTAGTTTGCGCCTTGGCCAACAGTGTCGGCTAGCTTCATCTGGTCGTCGTTGATCAGGCGATAGAGCTGCTTTGCAAGGCCTGTGTCAGCATCAGCAAACGGGCCAGCCTGGCGTGCTGCTGCGCCGACATCACGACGAACATCGTCGATCAGGGCATAGGTAGGTGCACGGGTACCGATGACGTTGCCAGCTTCATCCTTTATGGGCTTGGGCGTCAGCTTGCTGCGCACCATCTTTTCCAGTGCGGACAAGTTCTCAGCGCCATCCAGATCCGCTGCACGCTTCTCGACGAAGCCAAGGATATTGTCGGCGTTGCCGCGTGTCTGCGCAGGAATCTGCGTGCGAATCGCTTTGAAAGCGTCGTCTGCCTGATTTTCGAGCGATGTGACGGTTGCATCCAACTGGCCGCGCACGGTCTGGTTCAGCTTGCTCAGGTCGGTGGTGCCACCGATCTCTGAGATCAGGCGGTCAGCACGCTTGCCAACTTGCTCCAGACCCTGAATCTCGGCTGCACGGGTTGTGCTGCCAGGGATGGACTTTACGGCCTGGGCAAGCTCGCGATAGGCCTGGTTCGAGGTCAGGTGGTCTGGCTGCAGGTATTCATCGATACCAAGGCGTCTGGCAGCCTCCAGCACCTTCGGGTCGGGCGCGGCCTGTCCAGCCAGAACGGATGTGGCGCGGGTTGCGCCCATGCCACCCTCGGCGGCCGTGCGTGCGGTCGTGGCCAGCTCCTGCGGGGTCATGGCGGCAGCCGGAGCAGCCGGTGGCGTGACTTGCATGGCAGAAGGCTGGACTTCAGGCGCGGCAGCGGCAGCACGAACAGGTGCGGCAGGAGCCATTGCGGTGCCCATAGGAGCGCCAGCAGGGGCCGCAGGGACAGCAGCAGGCGCAACAGGCGCACGGGCAGCACGGACGGCCTGCACGCCGCGCACAGCGGCCGGGAGTACGGGAGCCAGCGCAGCAGTGGTAGCCACCTCGCCAGCGTCGAATCTGCCGCCAGTGGCAGCCTGTGTGGCCTCGATGGCGGCCTGGGTTCCACCAGCAGCAGCGGCCATGCCGGGAAGCGTGGTGGCGCGGCCAGCCGGGGTGAATGCGGCCAAAGCACCAGCAGCACGTGGAATGTCGCTCACCTGGAAGCCTGGCTTGATGGCGTACAGCTGGCCGTTGATCGACGACTGCAGCACGAAGTTGCCCTTCTCATCCTGGCTGACTTGCACGCCGGGGAAGTTGGACTGGATGACCTGTACAGTTTCCTGCGGGTTGGTCATCATCGTGCCCAAGGCCGACTTAAAGCTGGCCATGCTGAAGGTATTGAGCTCGGGCATCGAGGCCCAGTCGGGCAGGGCCTGAGTTGTCGGGGTCTGGCGCTCAGTGCCAGTGACGGCCTCGCGGATGCCGCCAAGCACGCCCAATGCCTCGGTTCCTTTGAGCTGCATGCCAGCCGGTGCACGCACCATTCCAGCTTTGACGTCTGCCTCCAAGTCCATCATTTCCTGGCGGGTCATGCGGCCGGTGTTGTAGGCCTCGACCACAGCAGGAGGCAGCTCAGCGACTTGCGTGCTTGGCTTGGTGCCTTGGGCTGGCGCAGGCTGTTGGCCACGCAGGGCAGCGCCACGTGGCAGCATAACCGCGCCGGACTTGACGTCAGCCTCAAACTCTGCCGCCTCTTCAGGCGTCATCTGGCCGGAGCTGTAGGCGTTGAAGATGTTTTGAATCGAGCCAGGAGCCATAGCAGCATCAGCGCCACCTCGGGCAGACATGACGCGCTGAAACGTGCTCTCACCACCTCCGGGGAGTGTGGCTTTTTGCTCTTGGCCAACGCCAGCAGTCACGCGCTCGATGTAGGACTTCGTACGAGGCCCCCAGTTTTTTGGGTCTGTGCCGCCGTGGTACTCGGCAGCGGCCAGCTTGATATCGCCTTTGTTGCGCTGCAGGGATTCCTTGAGCAGTAGGCCAGCAGCCTCGGCCGCGTTCTGTGGGCTCAGGTAGGCGTCAACGCCGTACTTGTCCAGCACAGCCTTGCGGGTGGCCGGGATGATCTGGAATGGCGTCTTGGCGTTGGCCTCGGACACCTGGTCGGCATTGCTGCGCTCGCCATAAAGCAGCACCGACTTGAGCAGACCAGACGGCAGGCCGAGCTTCTGCTCGGTGCTGGACGCCAGGTCAGACCAGAACGGGTCTTTGTAGCTGTTTGGAGCTTGTGTCGCCATCTGTTGTCCTTATTGGCCAGGCACCTGGAAAGTGCCGCTGCCCATGGTGCCGGGTGCAGGAACTTGGCCAGTTTGCGGGTTGGCCCATCGCATGTAGCCACGCTGGCCAGTGACTACGTTGGCTTGCTGTGCAGCAAGACCTTGGGCGCGTTGCTCGCCATACTGGCGCATGAAGTCCACGAATGTTGTGCCAGCAGGCACTTGGATGCCGCCGATATTGATGTCGGTCTTGGCGCGGCCAAGGGAGCCGGTCGAGTTGACCCACTCAGCCTCGGCAGATTTTGCTGCCGCCTCAAACTGCTGCAGTTTGGCCATGCCACGCAAGAATGAGCCAATGGTCTGCGCGTTGGCAGTCTCTTCGGGAAAACCCTTAAGTGCCATCTGAATGTCTTTGTCGGTGGCAGGGCCTGGCGGCAAGGACTTGATGGCCTGAGTGTTGCGCAGGCGAGTGTATTCCTGGCGCATCTGCGTCCACTCGTCCTGGCGGCCGGTGGCACCTGCAAACCACTCGCTGGCCTTGGTCAGTGCGCCCTTGCCGCCCTGCGCGGATTCGATGCGTCCTGCCAGATCAAGCATACGGCCAGCAGACTGCTCAGAGCCGACCGAAGCGATGGTGGCATCGTTCACGATCTTGCGTGCGTCTGGGTCGAGCTTTGTTCCAGCCTGACCAAGTTCAAACAACTTCATCTCGACGTCGGTCTGCAACCTGTCGCGGTCAAGTGCCAGGCGGGCAGATCGGTCTGCGATCTGGCTGTCGATGTTGCGAATCTGTGCGCCTGTGTTGGCGTTTTCCAAGGCCAAGCGGGTCGGCGTGTTGGCCGTGATCAGCTCTTTCTCGGTCGCTCCAGCCTCGCCAGTGCGAACCTCGGCCGGGGCCTTGAGCGCCTTGATCGAGGATTCAAGCACCTTGTCGCCACCAGGCACACCAGCCAGCATGATGCCGATGGTCTTCTGTGCAGCGCCTGGGTTTGTCTCGGCCAGCTGGGTATAGGTCTCGTAGGCCTTGGCGCGATCTTCGCGGCCAGAGTTGCGCTCGGCATCGGCCTTCTGGCGGAGCAGGCTCACACCGATCTGCGGTGCTCCGGAGCTGAATGCCGACATAACCTGACCGCTGAAGCGCAGCTCGTTGTCCTGCTGGTCTTTGTTCAGTGTGTCCCAGTTGGCACGCATGCTGGCCGCCTCTTTTTCAGGCAGCAGCATCGCGATGTTGGTAAAGTCGCGTGCGGTCGGGTTCGGGTTGTTGATCAGCGCCTGCATGCCCTGAGTGAGCATGTTCTGGCGTTCTGCAGCCTTGGCGGCAGCTTCCTGCTGCGTGCGAATGTCTGCAATGGTCGCGCCTAACTTGAGGCCGCCAAGGGCAGCTTCAAATGGGTTTTGGACATTGATCGAATAGTCGTATGGTGCTGGCATGTTTTTGTCCTCAGACTTTGCTGTAGTCGACCATCAGGTAGCCACCGGACTCTGAAACAGCACTAGGGTAAACGCTCTGCACTTCTTGGGCCATCAAACCGACTTGACGGTCACCTCCCCAAATGTAATCAAACTCGTAAACGTTCAATCCGTCGGGTCTTGTGCCGATTTGCTTAATGTTTTTCTTGAGCCTGCGGTCACTGAATATGTTGCTCAATCCTGGCTGGCCCATTTTTCCACCAGCGCCATATTGCATGCCAAGGACTTGAGCTGGCAGATTCAAAATTCCGCTGAAAGCCTTGGCCTCTCCAAGTTCACCACCAGCCAGGGCTGCGCCGCGTTCTGCCTGCAGTCGGGCAATTGCCGAGCCGGTTTCCATTCCAGCCGTGCCGACACCGGCAGCAGACTGTTGGCCAAGTGAAGTCAGACCACCAAGTCGGCTGTATCGCTGCTCGAGCTCCTGCGCCAGCAACTGCGGCCTGAACTGAGCCAGGGCAGCTTGGACGTTTCCACCTCGCAGTCCACCAGTGGCCGAAGCACGCTGCAGCAGGGCTTCTTCGCCCTTTGTCAGCATGGCTTGGAATGTCGGGGAGCGTTCAGCGGCTGCAATCTGGGCAGCCTCGGCTTCTGGTGTGGACAGGCCAAGCATGGCCTGTTGCGCTGCAAGTGCCGGAGCACCGGCCTCGACGTAGGGTTTCAGCAGCTCACGCACCATGTCGAACTGGCGACGTTGTTCTGCGATGCCAGCCTCGCTGGCTGCTGCTTGGACGCCAGCAGCTTCACCTGCCGCGTCGGCTTGCATCAAACCTCCGACGAGCTGTGTGCCGCCGACGATTAAGCCGGTAATTGGATCAGGCATGGCCAAACTCCTTCATATATTCTTCAAACGTCTCGCCATACAGCTCCATGACCAAGTGGGCATTTTCGTTGGCAAACTTCGCGCCATGGCAAAGCTGCATGGTCATCAAGACCACGTCATAGTACCCAGCACGCCACATGTAGGAGCGTGCATCGGCAAGCCCAGCACGCTCAGCGCGGTCGGAGGCTTGCCACTTCAAGACCATGGATGCCACGCATGGCACCAGGACAGGGGAATTCTGCAGGAAGAAGGTGTTTTGATTCATCGCCACCAGGGTGTTCCAGATGGCGGCATTGAGATCGCTGCGGTCGACTGGATCGCCGTCTGCCACGTCGTCAAAGACCTGGATCGCGTTCCACAGCATCAGCAGCCACTCAATGGCCGGTGCAGGCAGCGCTAGAACCTGTTGCAGGTTCTGTTTGAGGCTATCCGTACCAGTCATGCTCTACCCTCCAAGTGGCGATGAGCTGCTGGCGGCTCGATAGGCTCAGCACCTGTATTTTCCCACATTTGCATCACCTGTCAATCCATCTCAAAGTCGCGCTCTTCCCAGGCTTGGCAGGAACGCAGGTCGTGGCAGATGAAATCGAACTTGCGGCAGAAGCCACGGAAACCAGCGTCGGTGTCCCAATCGTTGCGCGGGATGCGATCCATTAAGGCCTGCTTGTAGGTGCTGTTGTCGTAATACTCGCAGTTCGAGCAGCGACGACGCCGGGCCTCTTTCTCGTCCACCTGCATGGCCTTGCCAAGTGCAACCCAATAGACCTTGTTGGCCGTTGGCTCGTTGCTTGGGTTCTCGGGGCCGAGCATCCAGTCGTCGATCACCACCTGGGTGTTCTTCTTGTTTTCGGCCGCTGTGATGAACGGCATGGATTCAGGCAGGCCGGTGAAGCCAGCCATCATGATCTTTGGCATTTCCATGGTTGTCTCCTTAAGTGATTTCACGGCCAGAGGCGCGGATGGTCAGGGATGTGGCCGTACCGGTGGTCGAGATGAACCCACCATTGGCCAGCACTTGGCCAACCAGCTCGGGGAAGGTATATGTCTCGTCCGGTGCAATGGCGCGGCTGTCCACGATCAGGTTTGTCGGGCCTGCGCTGCCTCCGATGCTCACCAGGTGCACGCTGATCAAAGCATTGGAAGCGCTGGTGTTGGTTGCGGTGAATTTGTCGATGATGGCCGTGCAGTTGGTGGCGGTGTATTGCGTGGTTTGCGCCGCCTCCATTTCTTTTGAGCCAATAAGTGGTTTTGCTGTGACTGCCATGTCATTCTCCTTAGGTGGCTTCTGCGCCGCTGGCGATGATGGTCAGGCCTGCTGATGCAGCCTGAATTTGAATAGTGTCGCCTGCATTTAACACTTCAATACCGTTGTATTGCAAAGCATTATTTGCAGGGACTGACACATCGTAGAGGAATGCATTGCTTGTGCCTGCTGATCCTGCTGATGGAACCAAGAACACGCGCACGTTGATGGCCGCTGCCGTGGTGTTGGCAATGCTGAACTCTTTGAGAAGCGTGCGCGTGCTGGCCGGTACGGTGTACAGCGTGGTAACGCCTGTCGTGATAGCCGCTTGGCCAAGTTTTGTGGGTGTGATTACATCGAAAGCCATGTGAGCACCTGATTAGATCGCACTGAGGCGGGTAAGTTAGCAAATGGCAGGATGCCATTCACATCGTGCGCCAGTTCGATATTGTTACGCACAGGTGCCAGTGCAAGCAAGTCCAATGCTTGGGACAAGCGTGGAATGGCATCCAAGGCCTGCTGAATCTTTGCGTTTAGAGCAGCATCATCGACTGCGGTGTCTTGCGCTAGCGCACTGATCTGAGCCAGTGCCTCGTTTGCGGTGGCCGCTGCCGTGTCTGCCTGGTACTCGAAATCAGTCCCGACGATGACTTGGAGTTGATCAACGGCAGAAAACAACAATTCGAACTGGCGGATTTGCTGTTGATCAGTCAGGAATGCCGCAAGCTGGTCTCGCGTTAGATTGAGCCTTCGGGAAACTGGTGCGGTTGCCATCAGTACACCAATGCCTCGATCTGAGCTTCAAGACGAACGAATGACACGTGGGCATCGCTGTCACCACGGAATCGTTGGATGCGCCAGTTGCGCATGTGACCCTGCTGAAACCATGCCAAGCGCTTTGCGGTATTTCCAGTCGTTCCAACAGTAATGTAACGGTCTTGACTCCAAGATTTGCCATCTAGCGAGTAGCTGGTGCTGATCTGTGGATTTGTGCCAATGGCCACGCTGCCGGTCAAACTGACCAACTCCAGCTCATTGAAGATCGCGCCATTGCTCTCGTTGTAGACAATCAGCGTGCCAAATTCCCAGCGTACTTGCTGGCCCCAATGTTCACCAGTGCTTTGCACAAAGTATCCGATTGAGCTGGATTGAGGATCGCCAACCAGCCACTTGTCATAGCACCAGACCATATTGCGTGCGCGGTACTGTGAAAAGCCAACCACTGTAGTGGTCAGTGTGAACCAGACTTGCTCACCAAGCGCTTCAGATGCCGATGCATCATAGACAACTGTGCGGTCTGGCAGGTGAACATAGAGATGCTCGTGATTCTTGTCGTTGCGTGCTTCGAGCTTGACTGTTGCCAGTTGCGCCTCGGTGTATTGCAAGAGCAGATTGTCGATCTCTTGCGTACTGATCTTTTGTGTGGTGGCTGCCGCACCAACATAGATGCCTGGCGCTTCATTACGGCCACCACCCAAAAATGCAATGCGCTCGATATAGACGCAGCATGCAAATGTGCCAATCACGCCCTTTTGGATTTGAGCGCCATCGATGCGTGCAAATGGGAACAGTTCACCACCCACATTGTCAAACACCTCAATGGTGTTTCGGTTTAATGCATAGACCTCATTTCGCAGTTTGAGCAATGCCACCACTGGGTCTGGATCAACCTCTGAGCTTCCATATTTTAGAGGGTTGACGGCCAGCGGGTTGGACAACTCTGTGACGATCAAAAACTCGCCATCAGTTGTCATAAAGTAACCATCCACCCAGCAGAAGTCAAGCACCACGCCAAGGTCTGGGTCGGTGTTTTGCGTGAGAGTAGATGCAACTGGATTCCAGAAGTACAGTCGACCACCGGATGTGATGGCCAGCAGATCAAAGCTGTAGTCCATTGTCACTAGCTCGGTTGTTGGTCCACCAACATCACCAAGAGTCGTCACAGTGCCATTGCTGGCCACGGTCACCAGCTTTGTGCCCATGACTCGATAGCAGACACCATTCCAGTTGATGCCGCCACGGTCAATGCCTGGTCCTGTTCCGTTGGCCACGATGCCATCGCCTGGTCGCAGGAATCCATTGCTGATGCCAGACTTCTTTGGCACTGGCATCATGTTGACAGGATAGCTGGTGCGTAGTTCTGGCGTGTTGTCAGTGTAAATGCCGTTTAGGATTGGGATTTGCATGGCTTACCACTTGACCTTATTGGCCCAATACGCTGCGCTCATCTTGCCCTTGGCAATGTTCTCAGCGTGTCTGGCTTTGAATGATTCGCGCCGGGATTTGTCCGCCTTGGACTCGCCTTCGCGCTTCGGAGACCCGGACACTCCCTGCTGGCCAAAACGGATGGTCTTGACCTGGTCGCCAACCTTGGCCACGACAACGTGGCTCTTGGTTGGATGCGAAGGCGTGCGCTTGGGCTTATTGAAGCCCTCGACGCCTGCGCGTGCCAGTCTTGAGTCTTTAGTGGCCATGATTAGAAGATAGCTTGCAAGCTGTAGAATTCCAATTGAACCAACTCATTTGCAGTTGTTGGTTGAGCAGTGATTGCAAATGTCTGATCCACATTAGTGTTAACACTTAGTGTCAAAACCGTACCTGTTGATGCTCCGTGGCCAGTTGCGCCAACTGCACTTGAGACAATTTGCGAGCCGCCACGATTAACAATCTCTTTTTGAACAGATACGCTTGCAACGTTGGCTGCGGCCAATGTGAAGATTGCACTACCACCAAATGTCATTCCAAGGTTTTTGGCGTTGGCACTGTTGGTCAAGCTGAAAAGTGCATTGATTTCTATCTGTCCACCAATTCCGATTGACCAGCCTGGCACTGTGACAGATGACAAAGTGACTGCTGTGTTGGCCACAGCGACGACTGCGGTGCCGTACCAGACCAAGGCTGTCTGGGTGCCTGACTGCGTGCCGCTTGTGGTGATGGCTGCACCGCCTGCGGATGCCGACACGGTGAAGGTATTTGGAGACAACACGGTTTTGACATAGTAGGTCGTGTTGATTGCCAAGCCTGTTGGCAATGCACCACTAGTCGTAAAGCGAATCGTGTCATTGACCGACAAGCCGTGACCAGTCCATGTGATCACGCCAGGCGCTGCAATGCTGATCGTGACGGTGGCGCTTTTGTAAGCCAGATCGATTGTGACTGCTGTTCCGGTGGTGTCAGCATCCAATGCTGTGACTTGGTACAAACCAGTCACACCTGTGCCACCAGTCCATGTCACATAGACATTTTCACCAACTGCAACGGCTGCTGTAAGACCGTGAGCGCCAGCGCTGTTCAAGCGAACTTTGCCTGCGTTGTTGTTATAGGTCAGCGTCGTGAATGTGCCAGCAGGCTCGACAAGTCCGATTGGGCCTTTATTCTCAAGCATCAATTGAGGGAAACTGCGCAGCTTGGGCTGCGTGCCGACGTCATATTCGACGGTGGCATTGCGGTTCTGGATGCGAATGGTGCGATCTTGGCCATATGGGCCGAAGGTCTGAGCGCTGTTGTCCAGGGTGGCCAGCGTGGTGTAAATCCACGGCTGCACGCTAGGACTGGCGGTCTGGATTTGAACGATGGTTGGCTCGTCGCCTGTGCTGCCGATGCTGATCGACTGGCCGTTCGGAACCAGAATGTCGAACTCACCGATGGTTTTGTTTGGCTGAATAAACATGATTGGCTCCTAAGTTAAGCGATGCGATACCAGCTGTTGAGGGATTGCACAAAGCGCATGCGGAAGAACGCATTGGCGGCCAGCGTCGTTGGAGCGCCATAGGCAGCCGATGCGCCGTTCAGCGCCAGCGTGAATGTGGTGATGATTTGCGTGGTCGTGACCAGCACCTCGGTGCCATCAGGCACGCCAGTGTTCAAAGGCAAGGTGATCGTGCCAGCGGCCAGCGTTCCAGCAGGCTGCAGCAGCATCCATTGCTGCTGGCTGACCGGGGTCGGCACGGTGATGTTGAAGCCGGTTCCTGGCGTCGAGATGCTGGTGGCCAGCGTCGGGGCCGCGAAAGTCTGCTGGAAGTAAGTCAGCAGCGCACCGATCGGCAGGCGTCGTGCGTCGCCATTGTTTGGGGTGTAGACGGGAATCTGGTCGCCAGGCGATGCCTGGAGCAGCAGCGGGAGTTGGTTGATTTGTGGCATGGTTTGTCCTCAGTTGTACTCGATGGGGCCGTCCGGGCCTGCGGTGACTGGATCGACCGGAGGACGCAGGAATGGGTTGTCGTACACACGCCATGGCTTGTTGCCAGCGCCAGACGGCATTGTGACGGGCATCTGCTGCGGGATGGGTGCAGTCGCACGCTGCAGCAGGGTGTTGTAGCTGTCCTTGGCCACGGCCTTGGTCTCTGGCATCACCACCTTGCCATAGCCAGGTGCAATGCGGATGCCAAGGTTCGTGATGATGGCTTGGTTGGCCGAATCAGGCACCAGCGTCGGCTCATCGAGGTCGCTGTCCTGTGGGCTGCCTGGCAGTGGGTAGCCCAGACGGATGCCTTTGCCATTCCAGTCGGCCATCATTGCATCGAGGCGACGCAATGCGGACTGGAGCTGCTCGGGTTGCAGGTCGAAGACATAGGATGCAAGGCCGATTTCCTCGAATGCGGCTGCAACGAACTGGCGCTTGCTGTAACCCATATCAGGCCTCCTGCTTGCTGAGTGCTTCGGTGATCATGGCCAGCAACTTCTCGTCGCTGGTGCGCTTGGTGAACGTCAGGCCGAGTTCTTTGGCCTTCTCGATCAGCTCGATGCGGGTGGGCGCTGCGTTGTCATCGGGTACGGCCGAGACTTCGGCTGCGACTTCTTGCAGCACCTTCGTGACCTGCTCGGCCATCAGGCGGTGGTTAATTCCGTCGATTGGGTTGGACGGCTTGCGCTTTTTTATGGGCTTTTTGTTCTTGGCCCACTTGGGCGCGAGAATGTTCTCTTCCATCACTTGGCCTTCTTTCTGGTTTTGGCTGCGGCCTTGAAAGCCTCAGCGGTTGGCGCACCTTTTGTGCCTGGCTTGCGCATGCGCTCAGGCGTCTTGCCTGCAGCCTTCTGGCGCTCAATGCGCTCACGCTTGGCGTGAATGTTGGCGTACAGGCCGGACTTCATTTCTTGGCCTTCTTGGGCGCTTTGCCGGGCTTGCCAGCAGCCTTGGCGGCTTTGGTGGCGACGTTCAAAGCGATGGCCACAGCCTGCTTTTGCGGCTTGCCAGCCTTCATTTCCTTCGAGATGTTCTTCCCGATGGACTTGCTTGAGTAACCTTTGGTCAATGGCATTTTGAGCTCCTATGCAGAAAGGGGGGCCGGAGCCCCCCAGTCTTTCGCCAGTTTACTGGTTGAACAACAAGATGCCGGACATCTCGGGGTTCTTGTTCACGACGCCGAACAGCGTGTCCATACGGTACTTGATGGTCATGCTGTCAATGTCGTAGAACTTCTGCATCACCAGCTCGATGCCCTGGTCGGTGGTGGCACGCATCACTGCGACGCCAGCATCGGAAGGCACGGCATAACGGCCAGGCAGAATTTCCAGCGAATCACGCTGCCAGAACACGTTGACCTGTGCGGTGTTCACGTTCAGGAAGGTGATGGCAGCTGTGTTCGAAGGCGTGGCAACTTCCACGTTCTTGTACTGCAGCTGGGCGTCAGTCGGAGCCACGCCTTGTGCGCCGATGATCGGGGGAGTGATCACCAGAGTGGTGCCGCCTGCAGGCACGCTCACGACGCGGAAGGTCTTGAGCTGACCAGTGGACTGCTTGGTGATGTGATGCACAGCGAACACGCCGCCGATGGTGAACGAGTCACCAGCACGGACGTTTGCCGAAGAGCTCACGGTCACGGTTTGGAAGCGGTTGTCCACGTTGATCTGGCCGCCGACAGAGGTCGATGTGGCCTGGGGCGTGTAGTTGGCCTGAGTGCCTGCGCCATCGGTGTCGATGGTGATGGAACCACCACCAGCAGCAGCGAGCTGACGGTTGGCGTAGTCCATCTTGTAGGTCTCGAAGCCAGCAACCATGCCAACGTAAGAGCGCTCGTAAGCCTTGTCAGACTTCTGGTTGCCGAACGAACGTGCGGTGCCAACCAGGTTACCAGCCAGACCGTTGTAGTCGCGGCTGGACAGGGCCATGAAGCGGTCGTAGTCAGGCACGCCTTGCTCGTTCATGATGGCGTCGCACAGGGCCACGTCGTCATAGTCACCAGCAGCAGCGGCAATCGGCACCACCAGCGAACCCAGACCAGCGGCTGCGTTCATGATGGCGACGTTGATGTCGCTGGCCAGCTTTTGCTTGGCGCTCTCGCCCAGGCGACCTTCTTGCAGCGCATCGCGCAGCTCGAGGGAGGTCATTTCCCAAGGCACGGTCTTGCTGAAACCCAGGGTCGCAGGGACGGCCAACTGCGTCATGCCCTGGTAGCCGGGGATCGGAGTGCCAGGAGTGCTGTTGATCGACTGTGCGATATAGGGCTGGGGACGCCAGATGGTGTTGTTGGCACGTTCCATCATCGTCTGGTCGGTCTGGTAGACCGAGACGTTACGGGAAAGCACCAGCGCGTCTTGGAAGCCTTCAAGGAGGTCTTCAAACGCAACGCGCTCTTCTTTTGAGAAACTATTGGACATGGTATTTCCTTAAAAAATCATTTAGATGAAGCTGCTCGCTTCTGCGCCTTGTACTGGATGACTTTCGTCATGTTGCCAGTACGAGCCGCTTCTT